TAAGCACTGAGTCCTGTTTGGGCTCCAGAAAGAGCCGCTCCAAGGTAGTTAGGTTGGGCTATAGGCTTGTTAATCCTCAAAAGATTCATACGAGAGCGGTTAGCACTGTCTTCAAATCCAAGCTGACGATTCATATTAGCGAATTGCATTTGTTGTTGAACAGAGAAGCTGTACTCTGCTTCTTTACGTGTAAGGTCGTTAATTAAAGCGTCTACGCTAAGCCCTGCTACTCCTGACTCCCCAGCACTCACACGAGCCGTTGCACGGGCTTCACGGGCTTTTGTGGTAGACTGTTGGATACGTTGTGCCGCCGCTACCTTCTCTTGTCTTTCCCTGAGACGGGAAGCTGATACCTCAGATAAATAACGCTGTTGCTCAGCAATCGTGGCGTTGCGCTGGACTTGCTCTTGGGTTTTTGCTTGTTGGCGTTGCCCTTGAATAGTCATGCCTGCTTGGGCTGTACCAAGGGCGATAGCGGCTATTGTTGCTGGTTCACACATATTATTTAGAAGTAATTACAAATTCAAAAAAGGGATAATTGTTAAAGTCGAGTTTACGGGTGAACTTAGCACCACAAAATTTAAGCCATTTGATAGCCAATTTATTCTCCTCGTGTACAAAGTTAAAGGTTGCGCCATAAGGCTTGGTGAGTATTTGTGTCCACTTACGGGACGATTTAATAAAGTCGTATTTGTGGTCGTTCACAATATCTGTGCCTAACCACCAAATGTACGCTAGGTTGCCTACCTGTCCGACACCAAACATCCCTGCGGGGACGCCATCTGGGTCGAGGGCGGTAAGGGTAACGTCATCATTAGCAAAGCCGTTCTCTAGGGCTTCCTTGGGAGTATGTCCCATACAGGCTACCTCTATCTGGTCAGCTTTACGCATAAACGGATATATCTGTTCTATGTGTTCCTTGGTAGCTTCTACAACAGAACATCTACCAGCCTGTACGTTTAGTTTAGCCATACCTATTTGAGCGCGAGTGTAGGAAAGATTCAAACTCAGCACTCTGGAAGTTACTGGGTAACGCACTCTCGTTCTCAATCGTGATAGTCGTGTCTTGGGATTTGGTAAACACAGGGAAACGATAGAACCCGCTGTCGAGGTCTAGGGAGCCCAGTGTAGATGAACCCACTATATCAGGCGTAAAGACATTCTCGGTTGTGTCGCGGTGCTTAGGAGTCACCTTGACCTTAAAGAAAGCTGTCTTGTCAAAGTATATTGAACCATTACGAACCATTAGCTTGGCGGCATTAGAAGGACTGCTTCCTTGACCAGCTCTAGCTTTGAATAATTGCTCTGAAAAGGTGTACTTCATGGTGTAGGGGATGCCTACGAATACAGGGGTATCTGCTGACACCGCTTGTGCTAGAATAACAGTAGCTCCTGAGTTAGTGCAGTTAAGCTTGAGTCCGTCTGTGGTGTAAACCTCTACAGAGTTGTTTGCTGGAGTGTAAGGCAGAGTTATTTGATTATTACCGTTGGTGACTGTAGATGCTACTCGCATATCTAGGTGAGTAACAAAGCCAGCGGCATCCGTAAGACCAGACTCTAGGGGCATCTCAACGAGGTTAGTTTCGCTTCCATTAGTAATGACTGCATATAGAGTGGACTCAATAAACTCAATGCCTCGTATTTCACCCGTAAAGGTAAACTTAGACCAAGCACTGAGAACTTTCTGGTTGTTGTTCCAGAAGTAATTGTAGATATATAGAGAACCTTTTTCGTCTCCACTCAGTAACACAATCATGTCCTCTGAGGTAGTCCCTGCCATGTCGATAATGTTCTTAGGGATATATGCAGGAACGTGTTCAGTTATTTCTACAGAGTCGTAGACATCCGTAGAGGCATTTACGGTGAACTCCCGCATACCCGTAAAAGCTCCGCGAGTGAATGGGAAGTAGATATATGAACCTAGAGGTAATGGGTCTACTTGGTCTTCAAAGTTGAAGTTAGTAATAGGAGTGATGCTGACTGTCTTAGGTGTAAGAACATCTCCACCTTTAAGAACAAACTGTCCATTCTCCGAGAACAATATAAGGTTCTCTTGGAAGCCCTTGGCTGATTTAAGATTAGTAACTCGACTACTTGATACTGATACATCGATTGGGTCTGAGTCTAATAGCGTTGTAACTGAAGTGCGTCCAAAATTAAATACTAAGTCACCAGAAGCGTCTAATCCCCCCAGACCGCTTTCTGAAATTATTACGTTTTCGTTTGATAAAAATCCCAGCCTATTCTTAAAAAAGAAAATATTCTTAATTGTTTGAGATACAAAAGAAGGAAGAGGATTGCTATTATCGTCCCCAACCAGCCTTTCAGAAATTTGAGTCTCTTGAAGAGTAAAAGTATTTACACCTGTGCTTATAAGAGAAACAGGAAGAGTTGAGCTTGATACGCCTGAGCTAATCGAAGGAGCAACAGTTTCTACCCAACTGCCTTTACCAACCTTACTATTCACACCCCCACTGTTTGTAGATATACCTGTATTGGTTTCAAATTTAACATAGTAATCGTCCTCGCTTAACTCAACATCTCCTCTAACTTTTACAACAAAACCATCTGGAGCGAATGTAGGTAAATCAGATATAGAATTAACTTCTTTATAAATAACGCCTAAACCTTCATTGGCTAACCCATCAAATCCAGATATTTGAAAATCAGTGCCGTCTTTGCGAACCATCTCTATGAGATTATTAGTCCTCTTTATGTGAAATGCGGCACTGAATTTTGTGTCAATATCGGTAAGTCCTCCGTTGTCGTGTAATTTATCTATTATAGTTTCTGTTGATAGCTGAGTTCCAGTGGCATTAGACGAACTAGCAGAGGTTATTACTGCTTCCACAGTTGAGCCAGCACCAGCTACATTAGCATCAACAATGTTTGCCTCATATCCGCTTGCAGTAGAAGGGGCGAGGTAACCACTGTATGTTCGCATGTTGCCATAATAAGTAGACCCAGAGCTATATGTTCCTACTCCTGTAAACAACCCCTCATTAGTGACCGTTGCGACGCCACTAGCCGAACCGCCACTAACTGAAAAAGTTACATCTTGTGCTGTCAGAGTTGTTACTCCTGTGAGTTGAAGGGTTGGGGTTCCAGAATAGTCTTGCCCTCCGTTTTGAACAGATGCACTAGCTATATACCAGTCGCGCCTATAAATTTTTGAACCTCTCCCTCCCCCAGTCTGTACGTCATTATAAGCCCAAGTTACATTAGCTGTTGCGCCACTACCAATAGTTATAGTTGAGGCACTACTTGAAGTTATCTTAATACCATACTCTTTTTCGTAGTCAGCTTGTTTGATGAATATCAAAGCCTTCTTTTCTAAGGCAGGAGTGGTCTTTACCTGATTATTAGTGTCATTTTTTAAGCTGACAGTTTTTAAAGTATTAAGCAAAAAAGTTCTATCAGCTATCGTTAAAGCCTTTAAAGAGTCTTTTGGGTTTTCTGTGTGTAGATAAGGAGTGTTGGAATCATCAAGGATATAAGATGTATTGGATTTAGTAGCGTCGGCATTTATTTCCGATTGTGTGTAGTTAGCACCCGTATCTGGATTTACCATACTCAAGAAAGAAGCATTATATTCTACGCCTCCGAATTTGATACTAGCTTCAGTTCCGTCTACTACATTGAAAGCTCGCATCTTACAGCCTGTGTGAGCATTGTTAGAGTCATACTCTTTATATACAATAACAACGTATTTTTCTGTATCACTTCGATTGATGAAGTGAACAAAGCTATTATCATCAATAGCCGTTGTAAGTAACCTAGCAATGTGCCTAGTATTAGGACGCTTCTTCAGTCCATCTGCGATAGAGCTAAGAGCGTTTTCCTGCTCCTCACACTGACCAGCAAAGCGTGTTGCATCAGATTGCTGAGAGACACCTTGGATAAGGTTAGGAACCGCAGTGTTAATTAGAGGCATTAGGAGAGGTCGTAGTTACGGTTGATACCAATTCTGGAGGCTACATTGTAGCTGTCAAATATAGTCCTGTCAGAGTTATTACCTTCCGTATCCATAAGGTCAGCCCGTGCGTTGTATTCATCACGAGCAATAAGAGCTTCTAGCTCACGAGAGCCAACAATACGTCCTTGAAATACCCTTGAGGCACGTAGGGTTATATAGCGTCTCGCGGCTTCTGGAAGGCTTGTAAAGTCCAGCAGGCGTGTAAGGTTAACCTCTAGGTCTTTGGAAAACACTGAAGTGTTATTAGAGCGGTCAAACAAACTGAGACCACGTTGGGCGATGTCGATAGAGGTATCTATTGTGTCTACCTCCAAGATGTCGTCCGATAAAGTTATTGTGCCATCCCCAGCAGGGCTCAGGGTGACTTTGAGTTCTGTGTTAAAGTGCCACCCTTCAGCTTGAACGGAACGACTTACCTCGTCCAGTACGGAGATAGCAGTAGCGGCAGAGATAGGAAGCGCGTTGGTGTCACTAATACTATTCACAGGGCTCTCGCCGATATGTCCTAGCATTGAGTTAACAGCTTCTAGCTTTGATGTAAGTGTGGGCATATTATATAAATTTAAAAGTTAAAAAAGAGCCCCCAAAGGAATTAACCAAAGGGGGCTCAGAATTAATTTAGCGTACTTCTACAGCACACTCTGGACGCAAGACGCCGTGTCCCATTGCATATTTAGCAACGAACAACGTACCTTGACGTTCGATTTGGTACTCGGACTCTGTAGCGAGGTCGAGAAGCTTAACTGTACCGATAGCTTCCTTAGTACCTGCAAGGATGCGGGTAGAAGAAAGGTCAGCATTGTAGCCAGTTCCGCTAGCACCGAAGACATCATTATTGACGGCATCGTCATTTTGGTCTTGGTTAGCTTCAGTCACTTTAATAGCGGATAGGTGGTTGCTCTTTACGAGGTTTATACCAGCTACTTGACTGATTGTACCAGTTGCGATGTTACCAACACCACCAGCGTCACGATTAGACGCAAGCGACACTGCGCTGTTGTCTGCTGTGATTAGGGTGTAGTAGTCAGCAGGAGTTAGGATAGCGAAACGACCTTCGTCGCTTACATCCTTACTGTCGAGAGACTCAGCAACGCCATAGAGAGCGTCGATAAGTTCAGCCGCAGTTGCGTTAGCACCAGCGAACAACGAAGACGAAGAACCAAGAATAGTTCCGCTGTCTCCACCGATTTCTGAAGAGCCACGAGCGGCGGCGGCGAGAGTCTTCATCGTAGCGATGTCGAAACGTTTTGCGAGTGCCTTACCGAGTTCCTTAGCGTAGATGCTACGGACATCGTAGTGGTTCTTTAGTTCGTCGATGTTTGCGATGAACGTGGATGAAATGAGTACGTCGTCAATAGAGATGACGCGCTCAGCGTGTTTGATTGCGCTCAGGTAGCTGTTACCGCTGTCAGCGATGTTCTCGCCAGCAGTGTGGTATTTCGCACTTGCGATACCAGTAACAGGGAATTGTGCAGATTTGCCATTCTGAATAGTGCGAACCATGTGCAAATCTTTCATCACGTTTGTTTCTTCAAACGTAGTTAAGATTTCACCAGAGAACACCTTCAGGAACAATTCATTATAATTCGTGCCTGTAGCGTTTACTTGCCCTAAACGAGAGGGACTTGTATTGCCATTAGCCATGATTTTTTATTCCTTAGTTGGATTAATATTGAGGGTTGAGGTGTCCGTGGGCAGGGTTTGCTTGTCTAAGGTTATCCTCCTCGGAGGGCCTTACGCTACTTCTAGCTTTAGGGACGAAAGTTATTTCTTCTTTTTTACACGGAGCGACACTCGTGCCGCCTTGGTGTTACTTACAAATTGTTTTCCTTTGGAGCCTGCTCTTTTCTTTTTCTTAGCAGTTGTTGCTCGCTGAGACTGGGATAGGCTCTTAGCTTTAGCCATCGGAAGGCAACGGTCTGGATTCTTTTTGTTTTTAGACGTTCCGCAAGGGCCTTTAATTTTTCCGTCTGTTCCGATGCGTACCCAGTTTTGCGCTCTCCATTTTGCAAGTTCACCCATTACTTCTTTTTCTTTACTGAGAGTTTCTTACGCTTGCCTTTGCCATAGTTGGGGTCTTTGCAATATTTGCTTGCCGCCATGTTTGCATAAGCAGAGGGGTATTTATCGAAGGTACGCTTTGCCCAAGCGATACCTTTAGGACATATTTTTGCCACAATTAAGATTTCTTCTTTTTCTTGTTTGCAATCATTAACTCTTTGCGAGACATCTTTTTCTTTTTTCCGTGTCCGTAGTGACTTGGCATATTACTTCCTTATTTTTAGTTGTTTACGTTTAGTTGATGGACAGTGAGAACCATCACAAAAAGGCATGTTTTTAGATTTACCGCAGGTACATGGTTTCTTTTCCATCAGCACTTCCACTTTCTAAGGGCTAGAGCTTTACGGGTTGGTCTTCCTTTAGAATCCTTCATAGGCCCCTTCACGCCACTCATACGCGCACAGAAGGAACGCTTCCTTGCACCGCCTTTAGGCTGTGGGGCTTTGAGGTTAGAACCAGTCTTACGATTGTAGTATTCTCTCCCTTTCTTAGAGAGTCCTCCAGTTTTAGACTTATGTTCTTTTCTTAGGCTGACGCCCTTTCTCTTTGCCATTTATATTTTTATTAGTGTTAGTCTCTATCGCCACTTTTGCGTATTTATTCTTTAAATATTCGTGAATAATTATTCTCGCTTTGTTTCGATAGCGTTCTAAATTCTTTTGTTTCTGGTCGTCTACGGGATTGTCCACGCGCTTCCACGCTCCTCCCCCGCCGTTCCATATAAACAACCAGTGGTCTACTTTAACTTCTTGACCAAGCGAGTGTATGTGCTTTGAATAATGTGCCAGCACTGTGTGAGCGACTGCCCAACCAACACGCGTATCGAAGACATCTTCGTGAGCAAGGTCGTGACCCGTGATACGATTGTAATCATCCACCATAATTTGATGGATTTGATAATGCCCATAACCAAGCCCTTCGTCTCCAATGATATTTGAAGGACTGTTGAGCGGGACTTCCCATAGAGGGATGAGAGAAACGAATTCATATAAATCAAGCCGATATTTTTTAGTGTTAGCGTTTAACCATAGAGGAGCCAAAGTAAAAGCTAAGCAGAGCAAGCATACCTTGCCTAACTTCAGGTAGAAGGACAAAACCTTCGACGTTAATATATCCATTTTGAGAGCCAAATAAGAGTGAGAAAATGCCGCCCCCTGACTCCTTTTGAAGAGCTACAGGGACGTCAAGTAATGATAATAAAAAAGGTGCGACTATTACTGCGAACAATATGCAGATAGCAATGAGACGCCGCACCCATACTCCACCTCGGTTAGACGCCGCTTGAGCAGAAGCATCTACAGCCTCTTGCTTCTGTAGCATTGCATCAAGGGCTCTGCCTTGAGCTTCCGCTTGGGAGGCTACGAGGCGCATTACAAAACCTGTAATGCCCCCTCCGAGCATGGATAATAATTCTATGGACATAGTTTAAAGGACGTTGGAGACCGCTAAGCGTTTCTCTACGTTGTCGCGGAACGCAGGGTCATTAGCGTAACGAGGGTCACGCATAGCTTCAGTTACCTGAGCGGCAGACCCAAAGGGTTTAACAGAAGAGCCGCTAGTACTACCTTGAGATAACTCAGGGGGATTGCCTCCACCAGAAAGGAACTGAGCATAGAGTCCTTTGACAGCCATCTTAGCTTGCTCTATTGAGCCACTTTCTACGATGCTGTTGAAGCCGTCTAAATCACCATCAGATAGATTTTCAGAAGCCCATTCAGCCATAGCGTTGTAGTTAGCGTTGCCTCCTACTTCGTTCTGTATATCCAAAGCCTCTGATGTAATAAGACTTTCCTGCCCTGCTATGTAAGCTTCTACGAAATTACGGGGTAAACCCGCTCTTTCAAGTTCGACAAAAGTCTTGTCAGTTAGAGCGCCCGTTTCAGCAAACTCTTCAGTCGCTTTTTGTACGGAGGAGTTGATGCTGACAACTGCTTCTTCTTCAGCAGGTTCGTCATTCTTAGCTTTTGAAGCCTTAGATGATTGCTTCTTCTGAAGCTCGGCATATGCTTTAGCCAAGTCTTCTGGAGTTTCAAACTTTTCGTCTAGCCACTCTGGGCGTTCCTCTGAGACTTCCTCTTGAGGCTCCTCAGTGTTTGATTGAAGTGATTGATTACGTTGCTCAGCCGCTTCGTCTTGCATTGCGGCTTGCTTTTCGAGGGAGACATTTTCTTCCTCGGTGTGTTCTTGTACTGTTACTGATTGGTAGTTAGCCATTATACCTCGCTTGTTGGTTGTTGTTGAGCAAGGGATTGGTCAGACAACGCTTTAATACCAGCGGGGCCTAACTTCTCAGCCATCTGCATTTGTTGCATTTGCTGAGCCTCCATTGCCATTTCTTCTTCGGACTTAACCAGCCCATCGGTTTTGATACCGAGGGAGATTGCCCTCCGTTTAAAATATTCTGAAACCTTGACGAACTGCGCTATAGCTTCAGGGCCAACCACTTGGGCGGCTCCAGCTAGGAACAGGTCTAGTTTCTGTAAATCATTGCCACGTCCTAAAGCTTCAACACCTGTAATGATGATGGGCTTCACAACGTCTTTAGGAATCTTAGGAAGCTTGTTTTTCTTGTTCATTACCTCCATTAGACGATTGACCAATGGAAGTTGCATTTCACTGCTTAGAAGAGAGTAGAGACCACCAAGGGCTGACTCTAGCTCCATACCTAACATACGTATCTCTTCAGCGGTAACACGCTCAGCTTGGCGTACCGTACCGCTGGTAAGTAGAAAGGCGTGACCTAAGCGGTCTTTGATTACGTTGATTGTCTCCTGTGCTACACGGAAGTCGTTAAACTTGTTTACCTGTAGGGTGGTGACATCCTGTGCGTTTCCTTGTGTGATTGCACCGTTAGGACTGTCCC